TTTCTTCATCAGTTGGCATTTTACTTGAACGGTATTCTTTTCCTTTTTCATCCAGTAATATAGTCAAATCTCTAGGGCGTTTATAAGGATTTTCCCATAAAGGTAGTCGAGATGTAATTTGATTTTCTCTACAAAAATCAAATAATTTTTGAATTTGATAACCTAATTTATTGACTGATGTACCCAACCACTTAATATTAGAAATTGATAACAGGTTAGGACTTAAGTTGAATTAAACGGAATTAAGCGGGAAAGAATCAATGAAATAAAGGGCTGAAAGAAATTTTGGCCCTTTTTTGTTGGGTGGTTTTATCGTTAAAGTTAGTTTTAGAAAAAAAGTGGCTAAAATCTAAAAAGGGCGTTTTTAACCACTTAATCATAGAAAAACAAAAAGGCGTTTAAAAAACGTTTAAAGGCCGTTTAAATTACGCTTTTGCCGATGTAGGCGACTTGTCCGATTATCTCTAAATTGTCCGCTTCCTCTTTGGTTAGCGTTATCGGGGCGTACTCTTCTTTATTGTCTGAAATAAGCTCTATGCCGTTCCAATTGACCTTTACACGCTTAACCCACACGCTTTCGCGGTTTTGCACTAAATAGATTTTATCGCCCTTGATCTCTTTTTTAGAGAGGTCAACCAACATCTGATCACCGTCGTCAATGGTTGGGCGCATGGATGTGCCATCTGCCCAAAATACGGCGGCGTGGCGCGGTTTAACACCCAGTTTTTGCAACAGGCTGTCCGAATAAGGCACTTGCCCGTCCGGTGCGGTGACGCCCTCGTTAAAGCTGCCAAAGCCTGCCGATACGTTTACCGAGCAAAAGCAGTCAATCATAAGAACCCCATCATTATTAGTATTATCTGGCTTTTCCTGTATTGCCACATTTGTGTCACCTTGCCCGGTGGCAAGCCAAACTATGCTTGTTTCTGTTGCTTCTGCAATCTTGACTAAGTTTGAACGTGACGGATCCGCTTCTCCTATTATCCATCTTGTTAGTGAAGGCTGTTTAACCCCAACGGCTCGTGCAAATTCACTGCTATTCCCATTAAATTTTGAACTTAGTAATGATTGCATTCTTTTTGCAAATTCAGGGTCATTAATTTTGGCTTTACTCATATCTCCACCTTAAAGGTAAAACTTGAAATTACCAAGATTTACCTTTTAGCGACTAAAAAGTTTTTAGTTTAACCTTTATTTAAGTAATTGAATTTACTAGAAATAAACAGAAATAAAGGAAAAAGTTAAAAATATTCAAGTTTTACGTTTGACTTTAAATAAGTTTTACGTTTAAATACGCCACATAGGAACATAAAAAGAGGTGTATTTAATGGGTGCATTTAATGCAACAAAAAAAACCGCCGAGCTACAACATCAAGATTGGCATCGTGCGGACATTATTGCCGCCTTGAAAAAACAAGGCTGGTCTCTACGGGCACTAGCGAATGAGTGTGAATTAAGTTACAGCACACTCAAATCTGCGCTAGATAAACCTTATCCGAAAATGGAGCGCATTATCGCCAGTGCGATAGGTGTTCCACCAGAAATAATCTGGGCTGGTCGGTTTGCTCAACGCAATTACAGACCAACTTTAACGAATAAGTTCTAACAATCATAAACAACTTTTACAGTTAAAGAAAGAAAAAAGGAACGTTTATGAGCGGTTTAACTTTAAAAAGCTACTATTCGGTTGCTGAACTATTAACACTTAAACTTTTAAGTTTACCTAAAACACATAAAGGTATATTAGACAAAGCCAAGCGCGAAAATTGGAATAGCCGAAAACGTGATGGTAAAGGCGGTGGTGTTGAGTATGCCGTGAAATCCATGCAGGAAGACGTGCAAGCCGAAATCGTGGTGAAACTTGGCAAAAGTGCGGTGAAAAATCTCCCTGTTTTAGCCGAGGAAAGTGCGCCTGTTGATGCGCAGTTATTGTGGGCGACCTATGAACAAGGCACGGCAAAGCAACAACAAAAAGCGCAAATGAAGCTTGGCATTATGTTTGCGGTGGCCGAATTGGTCAACGGTGGCGTGAAGATTTTGGATGCGTTGGCATTGGTATGCCATAAACACAACCAAGATGGCGAGAAATCGGTCACGGTGAGTGCACTTAAGTCTTGGTGGTATCAAGTTAAAGACGCTGATCGTAGTTTGTGGCTACCGCTTTTAATGGATAGCTACGGTGCGCACAGCGAAAGCCGTGAGGCCGCTTTTACCCCTGAAGCCTGGGCATTTTTCCGCGCTGACTATTTTCGCAATGAGCGCCCTCAGTTTGGATCTTGCTATGAACGCTTAAAACGTGCGGCAAGTGCGAACGGTTGGGTTATCCCAAGCCCCTCTAGTATTAAGCGCAAAATCTTGCGCGAAATCCCAAAAACCCACCAAACCTATTTAAGAGATGGCACTTATGCGTTGAGCCGTATGTACCCATCGCTCATCCGTACCGTTGCCGGCATTGAGGCGATGGAATGGGTCAACGGGGACGGTTATAAGCATAACGTTTGGGTGAGATGGCATAACGGCCACATTATCCGCCCGAAAACGTGGCTTTGGCAGGATGTGCGCACCCGCAAAATCTTGGCGTATCGGTGCGATGAGTCGGAGAACACCAACATGATCCGCTTGGCGTTGCTTGATGTGGTGAATAAGTACGGTATCCCGAAACATTTAACCATCGATAACACTAAAGCGGCAGCCAACAAGAAAATGACAGGTGGGGTGAAAAACCGTTACCGCTTTAAAGTGCGGGAAGATGAGGTGCAAGGGATTATCCCGGCGCTTGGCATCCAACTGCACTGGACAACGGTGCGCTACGGTCGAGGACGGGGGCAAGCCAAGCCGATTGAGCGTGCATTTTCGCACGGTGGCTTGGGTGAGCTTGTAGATAAGCACCCTTTACTTGCCGGCTACCACGCAGGTGACAACGCGTTAGACAAGCCGGACAACTACCAAGGCAACAAAGCCGGTGTGGACTATGAGAGTTTTATTTTGGCCCTCGAGGAAGGCATACAGATGTTTAACGAACGCCAAGACCGCGCCACTGAAATTTGCCAAGGCAAACTGAGTTTTAATCAAGCCTTTGAACGGGATTATGCGGTTGCCGAGAAACGTTGGGCAACGCCTGAACAACTGCGTTACTTACTGACTTTGCACGAAGAGGTCACGCTAAAAGAGAACGGCACCTTTACGCTGAAAGCCGGTGGCGAAGTGCAGGGTTTACGCAACCGCTACGAGGCTTACGAGTTGATTGGCACAAACCACAAGAAAGTGGTTGTGCGTTACGACCCGAACAATTTGCACGATGCGGTTTGGGTGTACAGCTTGGACGGCACTTATTTAGCCGAGGCGCACTGTACGGTAGATGCCGCCTTTGGCGACACAATCGCAGCACAAGACCACTCTCGCAAAGAGCGCGAATTTGTACGCCACACCCAAAAAGCAGCGAAAGCGGCACA